TGCAGTACAAGTCTTCCTGCAAGATTACTACGTCGTCACCCAGGATATAGAACTCCTGGTTCCATTCCCGGCCTAAGAGACCGAGAAGGAGTAGCCCATGAGTAAGGGCAAATGACGCAAACGATGGGTACAAACCCAAAGGTTGACCCTTAGTCCACCGGACTTCGGGTGCGCGGTAACCATACCCTCCCAAAACATCGAGAGGGAGACTGCATCTCCACCATGCTCTTGACAACTCCGTGAAAAGATCCACGGTTAACCCATCCTTAGGCAGAAGGCGCGAAAGCACCTCAAGCTGAAGGGAAAGCGGGAAGTTGTCGGTGGCAGATGACAGATCGACAGAGAAGACAGTTCGGGACTCCGCAAGGGCCGCCTGAATGGCGGCATCAGCTTTATGCTGATTAAAGGTACAGTCCCAAGGAAGTTTCCTAAGGAGACCAAACAGGGAATCCCCAAGAGGGGATAGAACTGCCTGGAAAACTCTCCCAGGATTAGCTACGGAACGTAGCTTATAGCCAGGCTCTTGAATCAAGCCTATGCTACCTACCCGGAGGCGATCCGGGAACTTCCATGCATCAAAGACATAGGCGACGCGCAAAGCGTCGACCAAAGGCTCAACCCCAGAAAGAACAGGGGCATAGAGGACCGAAAAACGGTCAAGGTGTTCAAAGCCTTCCCGTCCGCATAGAAATGCGAGACTGTCTAGGATGCTCTCTTCCTCAGGTTTGGAACCCCACGGTGTGGGGCCCCGCCTGGATGGAGAAGGGCTGTATGTCAGCAAGGGTTGCGCCGGTTTAAGTTTCACCGGCCGAACCCTAGCCAACTCAAACCCCTTACGGATTGTTGCTTGGACAGATGGCGTTAGAGGTACCGGAAGTGCTGATACCCAAGACAGGAACTTCTTAGCCTGTTCCGCAGTAACGCGGTCAGCATAGAAATTGGTGTACACTCCAAGGAGTGCCACTGCTGCATCAAAGTGGTTGCCCTTACGGGCCCAAAACTCCAATGCACCAATCGGTCCGCCAAAAGTCGTTCGGCCTTTTGAGGATTTCTTGATCCAAGTACTGCACGGTTCCTGACCGGCAGCCATACGGATGAAGTCCACCTTTACGGCCTTAAAACGAGCAACGGCCCACTCGACACCACTACACTCAGCCCAACGCCAAAACAGCGCCAGAACTGGCTTCGTGATCTCTG